CCCCAAGATTTTTAAGTAACCCTAAAGCATGTACATAGAAACCCTGATAATTAGATATGGTTTCAGGCTCTCCCTTCATAAATCGAATAGCCTCGATTAAAGCACCATTCAATAACGCAGAGTCAAACTCATCCCCTAACCATGTAGTACCAGCAGTTACGATGGACTCAGGATAGTACCCGTAATGAAGTTCAGTATCGAGTGCGCTACTGGGGGTTGGACCTACTAGAAAGCTCGTATCACTAAAATAAGCGTAGTGTGTAGGCGTACCTGTAGTCGCAGGATTAGGGAAAGCCTCACGCATAAAGTTTACATCTTTATTAAGGAGGAAAGTATGTACGCCAGCACTACTTATTGCTGCTAAACTATAAGTATATAAAAAATCAGAAGGTACTGCTAAGAACCTATTACCAGAAGTCATAGATCCAGTAACATTTCTACGTAGGGCGGGTATCTGTACGCTATTATATATCTTCTGTTCTGCTTGATCCGTAAACAAAGCAAGCTGCGCATCTGTGAAGGTATTTTCACAAATATCTTGGATATCCGCTTTTAGATCCGTGTAATTCATAGCTTACCAACCTTTTAGGAAGTAGTTACCACAACTTGCCCTACAAACCCAGAACCAATGATAGGTGTAATAGCCTGCAGCCCTACAGGATTCGGCCCTCCCGAAGAGTTAATGGCTACAATCTGTGCCCTACTTTGAGCATAACCCGCAAAATCTGGTCTAGGGTCTCGTATAGCCTGCGGATCATCTACTGGGTACATACCCAACTCAAGTTGAGGATGATCTGGGTCCCAGCATGTAGGACAAGCCTTTAAGTTAGTAGTAATGCCTTTTTTTGTAAGTTTACGCAGCTTAACTAGCTTATACCTAAACCCACAAATATCACATTCCGCGAGGGCATTCTTACCTGATGCAAATCTAACGGACATCTAACAAAACCTACTTACTACCCTGTTCTTTCATAAATATCCCGGCTACGACTGTAACAGCAGCAGCGCCCAAAAAGTATAGCCCCCCTGCAGGGATACACATGGAGAGAATAAGAGCGCCTACACCAACAGCGATCCATGAAGTTGGCTCTATAATCCTGCCCTTAACCCAATCTATAACTACAGCTACATCCATAACTAACTCCTACTATTGACTAAAATATAAATATTAACTTTACTACTAAGGCCATATTTTCAACATATATATCACAAGATACGTATTCATATTCTAGAAATTTTAGGTACAAATCTTGCCGAAGATTTTTCTCTATCTTCTCCAGCGGCAAGACCAAATTGAAATTCATAATCAGCCTTCAGCATCTCAATCCTAGGGGCAAGATCAGGTGATTTCATAGCAATGTTATATGCTAACCCTGCCACTAAACAAGGAAGGAACCGGAAATTCATATCGGCAGTCTCTATCCCACCCCCAGCATCCTCAATCCTACGCATACGCCAATAAACGAAAGTATAGTCATTACTATCTGGCACAGGCCAAACATTGATCTTAGGCGCATCAACGAGCCTCTCTATCCACACCTGAATAGGTCTACCGCGTGAAAGTTTATTGGGTATAGAGGCAAAAGTACTTACACTGATACGACTAATATTAATGTCAGACTGTCTTGTTGTACTACCACTATTCGTACGAATAGCTTGTTCTAATAAATCTATAGTGTCAGAAGGGAGCGTATACTGGGAGGTACCTGTTGTAAGACTTACTGTGCCGGAATCTATAGTCCACAGATTTATACCTCTGTTCTGCCACTCTATAGTAAGAAGGTTCATTGACCGGCGAGCAGTACGGAGATCGTACCCCGAACGCATTTCACTACCCGCACGCTCCCACGCTTCTTCAGCAATCTCCGTGAAGTTCATATCAAATGCGGTTGTACCTGACGTAGCCATTATGACTTCCTATATTTAGCCGTTTTCTTAGCTATCTTCTTTGGCTGCTTTACGAACTGCTTCCCGGCAGCAGTCCCCTGGCGCTTTGCTCGCGTGGTCGCTGCATACTCCTTCGGGGATAACGATTTTATGGCCTTCTCCGGTAAGTATCGTTCGCCGGTTTTGCCTGACGGTTTCCCTGACTTCGTTTTCCATTTCTGCTTTGTCCACTTCGACAGTTTATTGCTAGATTTCTTCTTACCTTCGTACGATCCACCAGCATCTTTATAATACTTAGTAGCAAGTTGCATAGCTCTAGCCGAATGTTTACCGCCCATCTTGGCTTTAGCTCGTGACTTAGCTTTAGCCCATTTAGCAGGATCACGTTTAGTAGCTACACCACCTGACTTATAGTATTGACGCATTAAGACCCCTTCATCTTAACCATCTTAGCGGGACGAACACCTTTTATAGCTTTACCCGCACCGCGAACTTTAACTTTACCGCCTTTTTTATACTTCATCATGCCGCCCATATTCTTCTTTACGGGCTTCTTCTTGACACTACCACCTTCTTCATAGCGGGTAGACGGGGGAGGAAACCCTGGCCTGACCCCGCCTTGACCCCCAGATCCAATAGCTTCACCCGCTGTGGATAGATAATCCCCTGCACGACCTGCAGCTTTACTAATGGCTTTTACTTGTCCTGTAGCACTACCATCATCACCACCGCCGCCGCCACCTACAAAAGGAAATGTCAGAGACGAAGGTGACCCAGTCGAAGGTGAGCCAGGTTCAATCACTGGCGGTAGCCTACGTAAATCACCACCCACTGCGTATTTTTTAACTTTTTTACTCTTCTTTTTCATATTCATATCAAATTTCCTTTCAACATTTCCAGCGTTTCCTAGCCTGTCTAAGACGGCTATTTGGATCTTTAGCTGCTTTAGGGAACTTCTTCATCTGTCCTGCACTACGAGCGCAATAAGATTTACGTCGGTTAGCAGCTTTACTACCGGGTTTAACTTTACCTGTTACAGCCGTCTTTAGTTTACTACCGGGATTCTTACTACGGTAAGAATCTACCCCCGCTCTAGTCATCCCTGCGCCAGATTTAGTAGAGCGAAAGTTCTTCTTATTCCTAGCAGGCATATTGTCTGGCTTACGCACACTACCACCAGACTTATAATATGTACGCACAGGGATTACCCCTCGTAAAAGACGGTCATAGATGAGAGACCAGCTACAGAATATGTTACATACCCGCCACCTACACATAATATACCGTCATCAGGAACATCAGGGTATTGTGTAGTATTAGCAGACGCTACAGTATTAAACTGCATACGTATGGCACCTGTACCAGAACCTTCTCTAAATGTGATCGTACCTGCCGTACCCGTATTAACGGCATATAGCCCACGAAGCCGTAACCTGCCCTTGAATATAGGGGCAGCAATAGAGGAACCAGAACCCGCGCTTACGTTACCCGCAGGGTTACCTACTGCTGCTATTTGACTTATGGTAGTAAAGAAAGTGGAGCCTGTCGCGGTATCGGCATTTGCGCCTGTGATAGATTCAGTAACAGCGTCACCCTGCTCATCCGTACCTGTTACAGTAAAAGACTTACTAGAGTCATCCCCCGCGCTTAGAATAGTAATATTACGAGGTTCATCGAATGTTACTGCGCCCCCAGAAGTAAGTGCGCCACCTAGGACTAAATTAGCGTTATTACCTACAGCAGCAGCAACGGAAATACCATCGGCGTCTATTGCGGCAGCAGTTATGAACGTAGATTGAATGTCAGAAGACATGTAGATCCTCCTTAAAAAGGGTGAGGATTTTTAGGCCCCCACCCATTAGACCTATTAAGCTATAGTCGCAATAGGAGTAGATAGGGCTGTTGCCATCCAAGTGGAGTTGGTTCCGTCATCGACAACGCAGGTCATCGAGATGCGGGCATTAGCCACCGTTGAGTTTGGCAAGGTCAATGTATCGCCCGCAACATCGCTAACAGGGTTAGCCGCCGTACCAGACACCAAGGTCAACATGCCTTGGAAATTAGACACTGCGCTACCCGGCAGTACGAATGTGGTTGTTACACTCCCACCAACAGCTACAGTAAGCTGAAAGTCATACGTCACACCTACATTACCTGTGGACAACGCTGGAAGGTTAACAATATTTGCTGCTGCACCGTTAATCAAAAACAAAGTGCCTGATTGAGCCGCCGTCAAGGTCTCTGTTTTTGCCCCCGCTGCGTTGAAATCTGTGTTAACAGAACGTAGGCCAGTAACTGCACCCGTTACAGAAAGAGTACCGCCGATTGAGGCGTTCTCTCCATAAGTACTATTCGTAGTTTCAATGCCAGTACTGGCGGCAACTGTAATATCTTCAAAACCGTTTTTAGAACGGACGGGACCGTTGAAAGTAGTATTAGCCATGATTAGCTCCTGTCTAGGCTAGTGTCAGTCGTATTATACAACTGTCAGGAATAAGTTAAATATAAAATAAAAAAGGGGAGATAGCAAGTACCTCCCCCTTAATATATCACGCCGGATACTTACGCGCCGGGCGAACCATAAATCCCAAGAGGATCAGATACACCGAACGAATAACGTTCGCGAGCTTTATAACGACTATTACCCGTGTCAAAGTCAGCATCCATAGATGTCTGCATCGCTGTACGAGTAAAGTGCTTCAATCCATTCGGGATATCAGTCGTGAGGAACCACGCATCCGTATCAATCAGATAGTGATTAATCGCGTAACCTTCAGGAATTGAACCCTTGTTTTTAAGGGCGTTAACGTCGTTGTCTGCCGTACCCACACGACCCTCAGTCTCCAGAACCCGGCAAGCAACAAACTGCAGGGCAGGTGGAATAATGAGCTTCGCAGGGCGGGCAGCAATCAACAAGCCACGTTCATCCGTCCAACCAGAGATGGAAATAAC